CCGAGGGCGCTCGGCCGGGAAACTACTTCACTTCGATCTGAACACAAAATGTCCACATACGACTTTGACGAGTGGATCAATACTACAGAAGACTCTCAACCCACAATCCCTCACCATCAACACACGTGGGTCGACGCGTCGAACAGGGAGGTCATGGAGCCTAAGGAGGAGGACGTAAAGGCGATGCGTGCGATCGTTGCCGATGCAGTGTTGCTCTTTGCAAAGAGGCAGGTGAACGTTGTTGCTACTTGCTTCCAGGAGAAGGACTCAGACTGGCAGCTGGCGCTGAGTGAGGCTGTGGTTCTAAGGGATCACCCGCACCTCCAGAACTGCTCTCAGTACGATGCAATCTTCTTCATCCGGATGACCGAGGTGTTCAACAAGCCAGACGACGACATGGGATCCGCTGCGCGAGTCTTCATAGCTCCCGTGATTCTTACGCGAAACCCAGTGAACTCGATGCTTCCATTCACCATTCGTTTCTGGAGCAGCGTGGACCCTGGCTGGCAGGGCTCTGACAGGGCCAAAGCCAGGTCTAACCCTCGCGACGTTGCACCCATCACCCAGTGCATCCTAGACTGCCTCGACGATGCCATGATGAACCAGATGCCAGCAATCCAGGAGGTGACAGAGAAGGGAGGCGCGATGGACAGTTAAACACCGTGAACTCAATCTACCCATACCACATAGGCTAGAATTGTTCGCTTGTTTTCTAAGTAGGTCGCGACGATACGGTGAGCGCCATCTAGAAGTGTAAAATCCCCCCCCTTTCCTGCGATCCAAATAGGGTCTGTCTCACCATATTGCTGTATTTTTCGCCTGTGGTACATGACTGAGCTTAGATCATCTTGGCCGCGTGGACGGTCTTCTTTGGGGTATGGATCCTTCGTGAGACGGGTAGGATCAAAATTACGGAGGTCTTTACATTTAGACAACGGGAAACGAACCAGCTCACTCTTGAAGACATGTGAATAGGAAGATGTCCTTTCTGATGAAAAAATCCCTATCTTCACCGATGTCTGAACAGAATCTCGTAACGTGTCCATAGTATGAACTTGTGTCAACACGTAGACACCTTCTTAGCACGAAGCACGTCTTCACGCATGAGCTGGTTTACTGGATATAAGAACGTCTTCTTTGAAGATAAGAACTTGCGCTGCATGGCGCGGATCTTCGCCCTCTTTGATGCACAAAACGAACCCGCCGGAACTTTGCATCTAAACCGACGCGCCATTCTCGTCGTCTGACAGGGCTAAGATGTCATTCAACGTCGGCTCTGAGATCGCAACCGCGAATCACTTCATCGGTCTAGTGAGCGGCCAGCAGCGCGAAGAGATCCACCAGGGTGTGGTCAATGAGGACAGCCGCCGTAGGTTCTGGATCAACCACATGCTTCCTGTGCTCACCGAGGAGTTCCTTGACAAGGTGATCGCTGAGCCGTACGTGCGCTTCCGTCTGCATGGCGAGGACCCTAATATGAAGCCCCGCCACACGGCGATCTTCCAGTCGTTTGCGTACCTCTGCGCGCCTCTGCCTACCGTGGCCGCGCGCCACATGCCGTGGCAGTTCCGCTTCATCCTCTCCAAGGACAAGCGCGACGTCCTAGACTCCTCGCTCGCCACGGACAACACGCTTCGCAGCCAGGTCTTTGATAAGGCTGGTTGGGTGTTCTGGATCACGACGGAGGGCTTCTGCCTCGCACCCAAGACGATCTGCGAGGAGCTCGATGACATCTCGGCCATGAAATCCGCGTGGCTGAAGGTTCGCAACGACTTCGAGTTCAGCGCCCCTGTTGCTGCGCGCTACTGGGCTGAGGAGCAGGAGCTGGGGACGGAGGCTGTGCCGGAGCCACCGAAGCTGGAGCGCCAGGCTGGGAGCGTGGCCGAGTAGGAAGGGCGTAGCTGCCACCCTTGTAGTAGAGGAATGCGTGCAACGAAACGGTCAAGAGGTGTGTCCGTGTCGCGTCGCGCTCGCGCGCAGCCTTTTGGAGGAGCCTTAATATAGCACTTAGGCTCTCGTCGTAGGTACCTTCAGCGTCGGCTTCTTCTGCGATTTCCACGAACCCCCTTTTAGGGATGCGGATGCGAAGCATTTAAGCAGAGTTACACTGCAACGACGAGGTCTGTGCGGTCGCAGATCCCAATGAGTTGGTCGCTGTAATAAGGTAGCGATACCACCTTGTTACGATTGTTGCTCCAGGGTATGAGTATGAGTCATAGCCAGTTGGTGACGAGTTCGTGGAAGTGGCGATTAAGGTATAACCACCACTTGGGAGTGCTCCTGGGTTGGTGCTGGTCTTGCTTTGATACAGCTGGAACTGCACGCTTGTGGCATAGACGCTCGCGGCTGTGACTGCGGGTGCGGCTGATGTTCCAGTCCCGATGCTCTCAGCCGAGACTGAGACTCCAACAGTCCCTGTATTGTTCAGGGTCTCGGAAAAGGACCCCGACCCTGTAGCGTTCATGGCTGTCACGGAAAGCTTGTAGTAGTAGCCATTGGCTGTGGAACCTGTGTATTGATATGCCGTGATTGACGAGGTACCTGAGTCCAGCACAGTGGTTGGGGTTGCGCTTGTGTCTCCATACAGAGTCCAGGCGTACGAGGCCGCTGGGCCGCCGCCGTACGTCCAGGTCCAGTATGGGAGCGAAGAGGTTCCACCTTGTGTCCCATCGAACCCCGACGTTGCCAGTGTCGCTGTTGGCGCAGCCAGGATGTTTTGCTGGGTGCTTGTAAGCGGGGTGGCGTTTCCAATTCCGTTTTCCGCATTGACGACGAGCTTGTAGTAATAGTTGGCGACGGTTGCTCCAGTGTAGTCGAGGGTGAGAAAAGAGTTTCCACCGGACCCGGTCGCGAGTTGAGTGGTTGGGGTTGCTGATGCGTCGCCGTAGATGGTAGCAGTGATGCTATCAGCCACCCCGCCTGTGCTCAGCCAAGTCCACTTCGGGGCTGCAGACGTAGACCCCTGGGTACCAGCCCACGTAAAACTCCCAAACGTGAGCGCTGGAAGCGTCAGGCTCGAAAGGTTCTGCTGTGTGTTGGAGAAGCTCAGCACTCCGTTACACGTCAGGTTCAGCTTGTAGTACCTGTTCAGAAGCGTGGCCCCGGAAAACACGTAAGACAGAGTGGATGGGATTCCGTAGCCAGCCGCTAGCGACCCCGACGCGATGAGGGTGGTTGGCGTCGCGCTCGCGTCTGCAAAGAGCTGGTACGTTAGCGTAGCCGGGGTCGAAGGCGGCGTCGTTGAGGTTGCGACCGTCCAGGTCCAGGTAGGCTGCGCCGTGAGCGTCCCGATCCCACCGGCCCACGAAAAGGAGCTGAACGTAGCCGTCGCGTCTGAGTTATACTGAGCTGTCGACGTAAACGTGTTCGAACCACCTGCGTTGGTCGCAACCAAGACAATCTGGTACGTGTAGCCACCGAGGGTAGCTAGAGCAGACGTGCTCACAGTCGTGCTATTGGCCGCGATGGTCAATGGCCCAAGGATCAAAGCACCGTTTTGCAGGATAGAGTACTTGAGCAGCGACGCGGGTGCGCTGGTCGACTTCCATGTCCATGTTGGCGCTGCACTCACACCTCCCTGTGTCCCGGCCCACGAAAAGGCTGTGAACTCTAGAACAGGCGGGTCACTGCCGATCGTGGCGGTCAGAGGGGTCTTTGGGTACTGTGCGTGAAACTCGTCAAATGGATCCCCTGTTGGTGATGACTGGGAAAAGACAGCAGGGCCTGTTCTCACAAACCCAGAAAGCTCGCTCTTGGAATTGGGTATCCACCTTGACGCCGACGTCACGTCGTAAAAAGTCGACATCCTCCAACAATGGCCGTCTTCACGCTGAACGCGGGCACGCCTCTTGTTCACACGACGAGCTCTAAGGAATTCGAACTCGAACCTTCGAAGGCTATATGGCTGTCTGCTGTGGGGGCGCAAGGCCTCGGTGTCCAGAACTTTGGGGGTGGCAAAAAGATCTACTTCCGCCCGAGCCGCGATCTTGACCTCTTCCAATTCCATGAGTCTGGCCCCGAGCTTCAGGCCGATAAGAAGGGTCTGATTGATTTGGTTAAAGAGGGTATTGGCAGTGGAACCCTTCCCGCTTCAGCTATAGCGGACGCAGAAGAGGCACTCAAGAACGCGTTAAATGCCGATGGCACTAAATGGAATTCTAACAGATATGTGGACAGGGATCTGGTAGACGCGATCTCACCCTCCTTCGACCTTCTAGAACTTGATGGTTGGGTAAGGGACTTCGGTAACAACCGGGAGTTTCTTATCCTACATCCAGGCAGGAATCTCGTACAAGAGGCAAAAAAGGTGAAGGATGCGCCTGCCGCGCTCGCGGGGCCTGCCGCAGCTGGTGCAGCGCCCGCCGAGCTTGCCGCCGCCGGGCCTGCTGCCGCCGGTGCCGCCGCCGGCGCGCCACCGGAAGTTGCCAAACGTGACAGAGAGGGGAATGTAAAAAAGGGCGAGGGTAAGCCCGGCGCTGACCCCAGGATCTTCTCGGAACGCGAGGCACTGGCGGCGCTGATGAGGACACGGAAGATCTACGGTAAGTATTTTGGCCCTGGAGGGACCGTTCGGAAATCAGACGACAACCCCTTGCTGAACGGACCTCGCGGCCCCCTGAGCGCCGCCAGCGTCAAGCGCATCAAGTACATCCTCCAGCAAGCTATTGCAAGGCGTTACAGGACCTATAAGGCGATCAAGGCGGACCACCACATCGAAATCAAACCCCCCAACCCTGACCAGAAGAACCGTCCCCGCGCCGAGCTCGAGGCGCGCAAGGAGCTTGCAGAGGCGAGGATGGAGGCACCCCCGGTCTCCCATCACAAGATGGAAGGGGGGCGCAGGGCGTTCAGTCAGCAGTCTTCGTACGTGCGGAAGCTCATCGCAGCCGGCGAGGCTCGTGGGCCTACGAACTATAGAAAGTATATGGCAAGGGGTAGCTCGAGCGACACGGAGTCCGATGAGTCGGATGAAGGTTCTCAGTTTAGGCGAAGCATGAGGGCGTTTAAGAGGGCTAGAGTGCAACGCTAGAGCCACCAGGGTCGGAGCCCGGTGACGTCGCCGGTCCAGATGCACCTGCCGCAGCTGGACCAGGGTCGGAAGGAGAGGAAGCCGCGGGCGGCGGTGGCGGCGGTGGCGGCGGTGGCGGTGGTGGTGGTGGCGGCGGTTGTGCCCCAGCCGCTGCAGGCCCACCCGCTCCGAGAGGCGACCCATCTGCATTGCATTCATATAAAATTGACTGGTCGAAGAATACGATCTCAGTCCTTGGACTTCCAGGGTCAATATCCCTCACAAACCCATCATATGCATGAGGAACGAGAATCTCGCTCATGAGCTGAACAAATTGACGGTCAGAGCCAGCCTTTGTAGACCACCCACCACTGGCCTCCAGCACCTTGACTTTCTTGCCCTTTTGGGGTTTACCCGCCAGATCTTGCAAGCGATCGAGGATGTCTGCCTTCTCTTCATCGCTTTTTCCCTTGTCACTTATGATGAAATCGTAAAGCTCCTGTCTGATGGGGGGTCTGAGGATCCCCTCCTTCCCGCTTGTTAAATATAGAGTCGCCTTTTCGTAAAGCCTGAAGTAGTGATCAAACAGTGGCACTGCAAGGTTCGCTAGCTGGGCAGGTCTGTCCTGCACTCTCGTGACCCAAATTGGTTCACCCGGAATAAGGTCAAACGGGGCTTGGCGGGGCGACCTGTGATTGAAGATCTGGTCTCTGTGGTATACAGAGTTTGTGCCTCCAACCATCTTGGCACCTCCAAGCATCTTACCCATGCCACTGTCATACATACCAGGTGCGGACACGAAGAAGGCTGGATCCAACAGGTCAAAGCGAGGCGGAGGCAAGCCCATGTTTTGCCGGCGGCGCGCGATTAGGGCAAAAGGAGGATGGGTCTCAGCAGAGGCACCCGGCATGCCTCTTCCCCTCGCGGCACTTGCTGGCTGGGGGTCCTCGGGGTTGAAGGGCGGTAGGGCTGCAGCGCCAGCAGCCGCAACCTCACCATAACGAGGCTGAGCAGGAGGTTCAACCCTCGCACGCTTAGGCTGCGGCGAGTCAGGGACGCGGGGGTTCGCGAGTACATCGACGGCAGCAGCAGCACCACCTTCGGGGATAGGCTCTGGAGCAGCCGCTGCAGCCGCTGGACCCGCCGGTTCCTCCCCTGCATCAGGTGCGAGGTAGGGGTTTGGAGGAGCTTGGCCACCACCGCCGCCGCCGCCGCCGCCGCCGCCGCCACCACCGCCACCACCGTCATAACCACCATAGCCATCCTCATCATCGTCCTCAAACTGAAATCGTTCATCTCCACCTTCGTATTGATTGTCCTCAAGCTGCTTTTCTAACCGTTGAGTCGCGGCTCGAAGTACAGCAATAGATTCACCAAGATCCCTGATCGTACGTTGAAGTTGAAAGCGATGAGATCTCCGGTCGTTCTGGTCTTCGTCGGCGGCGCCGGCGGGTCCAGCAGCGATTTCTTCGTCGAGTTTTCGTAGTGCCTCAGCACTCTCATTCTGTATTGCTTCGGTACGCACGATCTGTGCGTTCGCTTCACGCAACCGCTCGACAAGCTGCGCCCGTGTCATCGCACCCCCTTCAGCCATTGTTGCTGTTGGTGGGGTGAAAGTGTTGTGATAGAGGTGTATGCGGCAGAGCTAAACCTTAAACCTCCGCTCATAGGCTTTTATGTTTGCTTTCAGGCTTGGCGAGTCTCCCCATAAGAGGTAGTAGGAAAGGTAGCCGGCCTTTTCAGGGTCCCGTGTCGCCAAGTCCTTCTTGTGGCGCTCGCGATACCGAGCACGCTGCTCCTTGTCTTTTGTGATGGTGTAGTCGTCCATCCCTTTTGCCCCGAATGAGGTAGTCTTTCCATTTTTAAACTCAGCGGTCCATTTATGCTTACCGTCATCAGCGGGGTAGACCTTCATCGCGTCTTTGTGTGCAACTCTACTCCTCGTCGTCATATGCACCTGCCGCCCCCGTGGCCGAGCGCGAGAGCGCCCGGAAGCTGCTTGAGCCGATGCTTGAGCTGGAGCTGCTGCCGCCACCCGTGATGTTGCGCGTGGGCATCTGATCCACGACGCCGTCCCACTCCTCCGCCGCCGCGAGGCTCGCCGCGCTCGGGCCGCCGCCCGCGGCCGCCGTGCTGTCCACCGTAATGCGGCGCTTGGGCGCGGGCGGCTGCGCCACCGTGACCGTGTCCTCCAGGGGCTTGCCCGACTCGTGAGGGTCGCGCATGAAGCCATCGGGGAGGGCGTGCGCGCCGCCGCGGCCGTCGCTCTCGCCGCCCGCGCCGCCCTCCACGTTCTCGAAGATGAGGTGGTCCACGGCCAGGGTGATCATGAAGCCTCCGCCCACGTTGGTCCAGTAGGCCGGGCGGATCACGGCGTGGTGAACCACGCACTTGCTCGCCATGTCGCCCGGGCCGATGTAGCGCACGTGGCCGCCGCCGGCGCGCCGCGCGTCGCCCAGAGAGAAGATGGGCATGGTGTCGCGCACGATGGGCATGCTCGTGCCCTGGAAGTCAGCCGCCGTGTGGCCCGTGACCTTGGAGAAGCGCGTGGCGGAGGCCGGCAGCGCCTCGGTGCGCGGCGCCCACGAGACACCACTCACGTACGCGCCGCGCGGGCCCTCGCTCGTCTGCACCGCCTCGACCTCCATGGTGCGGCCGTTGATGCGCAGGGACAGGCGCGAGTCGTAGATGGGGTTGCCGCAGGCGTCGTAGGGCGCCAGCCGCTTGGGGCGCTTGAGCGCGATGGAGCTCGGGTTCTTGAGAATGAAGTCGTACTCGGCGGGCCCGAAGATCTTGGAGGCGTTCTCCACGATGAACTTGTCGAACATCGTGTCGAGGTCGTTGAGGCTCTCCCACACGCGCTTGTCCATCATGATCGTCATGGTAAGCTTGTTGGAGGCGTGGATGTCCTTGATGCTCTGGCACTCGAAGGGCATGCGCGGCGCGAAGGCGTTGAGCGGCGTCTGGCCCGGCACCACCAGCTTGAAGCCCGTCTTGGCCGGCACCGTGTCAATGTAGCCCACGCGCTCGCCGGGCTTCATGAGCTTGAAGCTGATGCTCTCGCCCCACTTGGCCGGAAGGGTCTTGACGTTCGTAGACCAGCTCATTTTTTCTCGTGGATGACGGCGGTTGGTCAGATGACGGGTTTAGGTTGGTCAGATGACGGTCAGCTGACGGGTAGACTTGTGTGGATGGGGTTCAGGCTTCCCGTGCAGACCTTCGGATCGCCAACCCCGCTTTCTGCGCCAACCCCGCTTCCGGGTTTCGGAGTGGTCTCCTCCACATCCAGAGAGCTTACACAGGAGCGGCCACAGCACACAGACCGGATCCTTCGGTGGTTTGCCATAGTGAACAAAGGCAAGATAAACTTGTAGAACACAAGGAGGGCGATTGTGAACGCAGTCCCAACCCCGCCTGCGACCAGTGTCTGGTTAGAATCACCCATTCTCACTCCACATAAGCCAGAATGCCGCGTGCGCGGAAGGCCAGGAAATTGACTGGTGGTGCCAGGACCACTACAGAAGCTGTGGCTGATCTGATTTTGAACCCCAAGGACTCACTGGTTGACTTCAAGGAGTTCTTCCTTGAGATCGGCAGGATCTTCAACAACGGCAACGTCGGTGAAGGTCTTCGTAGGCATGGCGTCCAAGCCTCCAAGCTCTTGATCAAGTACCTTCCTCTGGGAGGCGCCCCTGGCTTTGCTGCTGCCACTGCGCTTGAAAAGCTTCAAATCACCAAATGGATCAACATTCTCGCCACTCTTATTGACTTTGTCACTGGAAAGGGAAACATCATGGACTTCCTTAATGCCCTAAAGGAGCTCGTTGGGGACATCTTTGACTTGATCAAGAATGTTGTCACAGAAATCATCAAGAACCCCGACGTAATCCTCAATCCAGTCAAGGATGCATTCATGGGTTTGGCAAATACATGGGAAGAGGCTTTGAACCCCGCGTTTGCAGCACAAGAGCAGGCAAAAAGAAGGGAGGCACAGCTGCTGCAAGGCGAACAAATCCTGGCCGAAGAAGTCATCCAAGACTCGAGAGATGAAGCTATTGACACGTTTGAAGAAAACCAACCAGCCAACATTGACCAGGCTTTGCGGTACATGTCTCTTCTGGGTATTTCTCAAGATAAACTCCCTAGATATGCGCCGAACATTGACTTTGCTGACGACGAAGCAGATCGATCGGTGCTTGATGATCGCCCACAACTCAACGAGGATCGCAGAAAGGAAATCCAAGGCAAAATTTACGTGTTCCAACAGAAAAGGTACATGGATCCAGACAAGGTCCCTAAGAGCAAACAGTTCGATTCGCAAGCGTTGAGGATGTCATATGCTTCAGGCGCTTACATTGTGCCGTGGCTTCTCTATCTCCGAGACAACTGGGACAAGAAGCCTGAGTGGATGAAGGATGTTCCTGCACTGCCAAACTGGGATCCGCGAAGGTTTTTCGATTTAGCCCAGGCACCATGGGGAAGCGGAAAGGACGAGTACGATGCTGCCATGAACCCATGGTACGCCGCTATGGGGAAAGCCATTAAGGACAACGATAAAGTGGTTGCAGACAAGATCGAGGAGAAACGACAGGAGAGGAACAACAATTGGGCGGCAAATGAAGCAGCACGCGTAAAAAGGATGGACGAAGCAGCCGCTTCAAGGCCCGAAAAGTACAAGGCTGCCATTATAGACTTTGCCAAGAAGACGAACCAAGCTGCACCAGTAGGCGATCCTTATTCAGACGAATTCCTGCAATCAATGCCTGTTATGACAGCCAATGATGACTATTATGTCTCGCTGGTTGTTGATGGGACGAGAAGCGGAAAGATAGTAAATGGGGTTATGGAGGATCCCAAGCCTGCAACAGCAGAACAGCTTACCGAGGCGTGGAAAAACGCAACTACTTCGCATAAGCTGGAAGGTGACGGTGGCTATCTCGATACACTCAAATCTCAGCTGGAGAGGATGCAGCAAGGACACAACGCGGAAACAGAGGACAAATATAAAAACTCCTGGGAGGCACAGTTCGCTCCAGGAATGATAAAGGGGGCAGATGAAGCCTCGTTTATGGTAAAAAAGCTCGTTGACATGATCAAGAAAATGCCCAAGGGTTCTGAGAAACTGAAGGAGCTCGCCGAGACCCTTCCACCTGGTCCCATGAACGACAACTTCCAGAAGAAAGTGTTACTGGGATTCATAGACCCAGCAAAGGCCAACCTGCCCGCACCACCTGCACCACCTGCACCACCCGCGGCACCCGCGGCACCCGCAGCCCCTGCCGCCCCTGCAGCCCCTGCCGCCCCTGAAGGGGCAGCCGAGCCTGAAGACGAGGAAGAAGATCAGTTCCCTAACATGTACGGTGGGCGTATGACTGGCGGGGCTAAGCATCCCTTCCAACACCTGGAGTCACAAGGGGTAAGGACTGGGAAGAGGCCTCGCCTTCAGTTGCTAGACCCCTACTTCTTCGAAGGGACGCTGTGACCGCTGTGACGTTTACTCCTTTGCACACACCCCTCTCCCCTCGATGGCTGCTGTAGATGGCTGCTGATGAACCCCGCTGTTACGCTGCACTGTCTCGCTGCACTTTCGAGTCACTCTTGTTGTTACCTTGTCCTTACTCGTCCTCATCTTCGTCATCCTCGATCTCATCCTCCGCCTCTGCGGCCGCAGAAGCCTTCGCCGCCGCCGCCGCCTCCTTCTTGGCCTTCTTCTGCTTCTTGAAGGCCTTGATGTGGCTGCTTGAGTTGTAGTGATCGACGGCCTCCTTGAGCTCCTTGAAGACCGGGTTGGGCTTGCAGACCTCGCACATCAGCGTGGGCGAGCGCGTGTCGGCCTTCAGCATGCGGTCAGCCGCCGAGGCCGCGGCCTTACCCGGGTTGTAGTCCCGGTGCGCGAAGCGCGAAGAGCTTGAAGAGCTTGAAGACGAAGAGCTTGAAGAGCTTGAAGCCGCTGGGGGCGCGCCCCCGCCGCCCATGCCCACCTCCAGGTCCTCGCCAGACCCACTCCCGGAAGACTCGCCCTCAACCTCCTCCTCTTCCTCCGAAGAGTCCTCGGTCTTCGCCTTCTTGCGGTAGCCCTCGTTGGGGTAGCGCGAGGTAGCCTTCGTGACCGAGGCCTGGTGGCCGCGCTTCTTGTCGATGAGGCCCTCCTTCAGCTTGAGGTTCTCGCGTGTAAGCTCCTTGACCTTGCTGCGCGCTGACTTCATGCCTCCAGAGACCTGCTTGAGGCGGGCCTCGAGCTGGTGGATCTGCATCTTCAGGTCCGAGAAGGCCTGGCAGTGCGGGCTAAGCTGGTCGTTGACGAACTCCTCCAGGCGGCCGAAGGTCTCGATTGACTTGGCCAGCTCCTGGTCTACGTTGTCCAGGTGGTCCACAACCTCCTGCTGGCTCTCGCCGATCTTCTCGATGCCAACAAAGGCGGCTCCCTTGAACTCGTCCATCTTGTGCTTGTGGCTGAAGGACTCCTTCTCGAGCTCCTTGATGCGCTCTCCGTTGGCCTCAACCTTGACGATGAGCTCCTCCAGGCGGCTGTAGACCCGCTCCACAAGCTCGTAGACCTTGGGCTTGGGCGCGGCCGGAGCCGAGGAAGACTCCGCGGAAGCCTCGGCTGAAGGCTCGGGGTCACCCTGCGCGCGCGGCATGGCCGAGCGCTCAGACAGGTTGCTCAGCTCGAAGAGGTGGTGCCCCGAACCCGAAGGGTGCGCCGGGCTAGGCATGGCGCTAGCCGGGATGTGACCGCGCGGCAGGCGGCCCGGAGAGAACATGTCACTCATTCTAGCTTAGACTGTGAAGGGAAGGCAGGGTCTACAGGTAAGACCAGGAAGGCTTTGTGTGCATGCGAGCGTGTTGCGTGTGCGGTCTAGCGAGGTTAGGCAACGAAGCCTTTTCAGAGGGTCGTGTGTAAGGAGCAGCCCATAAACCGCCTTGAAGCCGAAAGACACCTTTGGCATCCCTTCGCCTGCTAGACACCCGGTAAGGGTCACAAGCCTATCAGAGTCTTTAAAGTCTATCTTCCGCGACGAAGGCTTGCGTTGCCCCACCATCCTTCTAACAAACTAGGGGCGAAGTCCTCCAATGCCTCTCCAAGCCCCAAGGGTAGGCCCCGGGGGTCGCGGCTGCCCCGAGGTTAAGAGGTCTTAACAAGCTTACACACAACCCTCTAGGCCGAGACAGGTGCTTTGAAAAGCAAGCATCTAGTAAGGAACGTAACCAGGCATCATAATATTATTATCGAATTTGTCGAGCTACGGGCTCCTACCCCCGTGAAAATTACTACAGGCGCATCCGGTATAGATAGGGTGTGTCGTCCCGATCCCGCTCCGTCCGCCCACGGGCGCGGGCGTCTGCCCACGGCGCACGGGCGTCTGCCCACGGCGTGACCGCGGCGTATACGCGCGCGCGGTGCACCCCTCAGTCCTCTTCGTCGCTCCCCCTGCGCCCGCGCGCGCGCGCCACGGCCGTCTCGCGCGCCGCCTCCATGTCCTCGCGCTGCCTCTTTTTTTTTGCAGCCTGCGCCGCCGCGCGCGCCGCGTCCTCCTCTGCGCGCTCCGCCGCATCCGCTTCCTCCGCCTCACGCTCCTCTAGCAGCCGCTTAAACAGCTCGGCGCCCGAGGGCGGCGGCGGCGGCGGCGCGCCCGCGCCAGCCACCGAGTGCGCGCTGAAGGGCGGCGCCGGCGAGAGCACGATGTGCTGAAGGCGGTCCGCAGACCACACGCCCATAGGAGGCGCATGGTTGGAAAAGAAGATCACGTGAGGCACCTTGAAGACCTTCATCTTCGACTGGTACTTGGAGCTTACCAGCTGGCCGTTCTTCAGCTTCTCGGCCATCACAAACAGGTCCTTTAGAAGGGTCACGTCCGTAGGCCGCGCGATGTCGAAGATCACGATGGGCTGAGACGCGTAGGCAAAGGCACAGTCAGCCATGCGGCCGTCAAGCTCCACGGCGTTCATGGCCCGGCACAAATAAGTGCTGAGGCGGCTCTTGCCCTGGCCGCCCTTCCCGTCCTCAATCCAGTAGATGTGGCGGTCATCGGCCGGGCCACTCAGGATCTTTACAAGGCACATCTGCCACGGGCGAAGCTTGAAGTCAGGGCTCTCTACCTCCTTTGGCATCACCATGTCCGCCAGCTGCGTGATGCCACTCGGGTACCGCACGAACTGGCCCGTGAACTGCTCCGCCACCAGGCGCATGCCCTCCTGCGGCCCGTGCTCGCGCAAAAGCTCGCGGATAGCGTCAAAGTCCGTCCGCTCGCCCTGGCCGCCACGCTTGTCCATGCCGTGGCTCCAGGGCGCCCGCGCAATGAGCTCGCCCTCGGGCACGGCGCGCACCGCGGCGTCCGTGTGGCGCGCGATGTGACCCTTGCGGTCTTTCAGGTAGACCGGGCGGCTCTCGAACTTCTTGGCCCAGATAAGGTCAGGGTCTACAGCTAGAGCCTCGTCGTCGCTCGCGCCGCCCCCCGCCGGCGCAGCCTCAGGCTTGGCCATGAGCCACTCCCGCACCGCACCAATGCGAGACTGGCTCGAGAACTCAAAGTAGCCACGAAACTTGAAGCCCTCATCCTTCGAGCCTTCGACCTGGCCACAGCCATACGTCACAAGCTCCGCCAGCTCGCGCGGCATGGGCCCAGGCTGGAAGCTCGAGTAGTCCGTGTCCACAATCACCACCCATGCGCGCGCACAGCCCACTGAGCTGCCTCCAGACACCATAGAGGAGGAAGACGACGAAGAGGACGACGAATAAGACATTGTGGCTTTTGCAAGCTTGACAAACGGTCTACGTCATCACCGTCAGCTGATGCGCCTGAGTAGGTTAGGCCGAGGTAAGATCGGTCTGAACTTTTGAAGCTTTGCGCCGGCGCGCGCACGCCCAACCCCGCTTCGCCAACCCCGCTTTCGGGCTTCACTTTTTAGGAAAGGTCAAAACAAGCGTAGTGTGACCCCACGAAAAAGAGTTAACCTACGCGTCATCCGACGTCGAGTCCGAGTCTAAGATGAAGATGCCCGACCACGAGTCCGACCACGAGTCCGACCACGAGTCCGACCACGAGTCCCAGCCTCAGATGGAGGACGAGGAGCCAGTGCAGCACTTCGACGTCGAGATCCACAAGATGATTCCGGAGCACTGCAACTGTCCGGCTGTTGAGGGCATCTGCGACGTCTGCCGGCTCGGGCGCAACGCCGTGTGCGAGCTCTGCCAGTTCACGCTTCCCCCGTGCGACTTCACCAACAAGTGCGCATGCGACCACTCTATTATCAAGGGGTTCTACTTCCACCACATCAAGTACTCCGACTACCACATCAACATCTGCACAGGGTGCAAGGACCTCGACCTCGTCGTGTTTAAGCAGCGCCTAGACGATCACTGCAACGAGCGCTTCTTCGACCGTAAGATGCCCGCCTCGACGCGAGAGGACTGGGAGGTGCTGGAGGAGCGCCACAAGACCATCCTTATGTACTTCAAGGACACGTATGGCCCTCATAGTGCGGGTATGAGTCAAGAAGCCTTCGACGAGTGGTGCCTCGAACACGCCGACGATTTGTACGACAAGGAGTATTACGCCCTCTGGCTAGCGTAGCGGATGAGTGAAACCCCGCCTCACAACTTTAGAAGCACCACGTTTTAAAAGTCAGTCTACGCGTCACCCCACGTTGACTGACGGGATGGAGCCTCCCCATGATGATGCCAACTGTGACATGTGCTTCTGGCGCAACAACACGCGCTGCAACATTTGTGACTACGAGCCACCGCCGTGTGACCGCACCCGCTTTCGCGGCGAGCGCTTTGTTGTCCGTATGACGGAGAACCGCCAGGCCATCTTTCTCTGCTCTGGCTGCGACGCGCTTCACGACGCCGCAGGCCTCGAGCGAAGGATCCGTGAGCTCAACATGTTAAGCAGCGTCCTGCTGGCAGGCCACCGCCGCTTCATGTCTGCCTTCACTGACACGCCCATTTCAACGGCTACGGTCATCCACAACCCGGAAGACGACTATGAAGCCTTTGAGCAGGTCGACGCAGCCGACCCCATTGACCAGGCCCTGGACTTTATCCCGGCGCCCTCGGCCGAGTTCAACTACCTTCTGGCCGCCATCACGTCAGATCCTTCACTGGACCCTTATCCACCAGGCGTGATCTCACTAGACCCGAACTAGTCTGTAGATCCACTTTGAACCTTTTCAGACCACAGCCACAATGCCCGCGAAGTCGCGCCCGAAGACCCATAAGCATAAGCCCGGGAAGTTTTCCATGGCTGAGGTGCACAAGCTTAGTAAGTTTGTTAAGAAGGTGGCACCCAGCATGAAGTTCAGGCGTGGTCGCACAGGTAAGGGCATGTACGGCCGCGGCGGTGGCGAAGCCGAGGAGGACGAGAAGATGGAGTACATGCGCCAGGGGAAAGCTGCGAAGTTTTTGATTGATCAAGGTCACCCAGTAAAGGAAGTCATGGCCAAGTTCCCTATGCTTCGTTAACCACGGTTTCACCAGCTGTCTCCTCCATGGTATCAGCTGACGCCTGCGGGCGCGGAAATGTAGGGGACGCGTCAAAAACGCAAGGGTGAGGTTACACGACGCCCCTTCAGCGCGCTCCAGACTTAGTGACCCAATCCCACAAACTTTAAGGGAGCGACTCCCTTTAAAAAATGGCACCACCGTCTGACGACGATTGGTTCGAGTCAGTCGACGCGTCTACATCGCTGAGACCAAAGAGTAAGGTCAGCTACAAGAAGCACCTGCGTGGCCTTCTAAAGGCGTGTAATAACGTGAACACCCTCTCTGAGATCATGTTCAACTTTGAGCGTTGCTTTCCCTATCTTGCGAGGCTTCCGCCCAACATCCAGCGAAGCCATCTCACAGCCGTCCTTTGTCTCTTTAAGCGCGGTGAAGAGATGCGCCACTTTCGGCGCTGTGACCCTGCAGTCAATAGCCAGTACAAGCAGTGGCTTGAAGCCTTGGCGCGCTGCAACAATGCCAACCGCAAGCGCATTGACGATAACCTTCCCTCTGAACGAGAGATCGAGTCTGCAGCCACCATGCGGGAGTGGGACGATGCTTTAGACGAGATGCTTGAAAAAGACCCTCATTCCCAGGAAACACTGCTCATCGCCTTCCAGACCATGGCCCTCCCGCCCCTGCGTGGCAGCGACCTCTCGCACGTGCGCATCGGCTACCAGCCCACGGGCAACTACTTCATGGTGAGACCCGACGGCTCAGGCGAGCTCGTCATCCGCGACCACAAGTCTGCGCGCTACTTTCCACGCCTCGAGCGCGTGATCCCGCGCCAGCTCGTGCGCATGGTCGAGCGGTCCGTAAAAGACCAGCCCCGCAATTGGCTCTTTTCAACAAAGAGTGGGGGCGAGTACTCAAGCTCTGGCTACCTCAAGTGGAAGTCTCTGGCCTTCCAGACAGCCTTTGGTGGGCGGCGCGTGACAAGCAACTCCCTACGCCACGCCTTTGTTACGGAGCGCGTGCACGGCAACCCCTATCTCTCTACCAACCAGGCACGAAGCATCGCTGAGTCTATGGGTCACTCTCTTGACATGCAGAGGCAATACGTACGATTGCGGCTGCAAGGGAGAACGTTCTAAGATGCCACGAGAGCCCTGGAGATCTACGCTGTCGCCGCCTGGGACTCAGCGGGCTGCTCTGCAGGTGGCTCTGCAGCACCATCCGCAGGCGTAGTAGGCGGAGCAGGAGTGGTAGAAAGGCGGAGGCGGAGACGGCTGGCCTTTGCATACTCCCGCTCGCGCTTGCGCCGCTCCTCACAGCGAATACAGGGCTTGACCTTTGCGACGCGCGCCTTCTTCGGCCCAACCTCGGCGACCGCGGGGGCAGGGACGGCATTCTCCTCCGCAGCGGCGAAAACAACCGCGTCAGGAGACACGGCGGGGGCGTCAACCGACGTCACGCTTACGTCTACGCGCTTAGGCTTAGTCTGCTTGACGCGAGGCATCTTTGTCGTCCGCATTTGAGATGGACGAGAAGGCGGTTGAAAAGATTGAAACCTACGCTCTTTCAGAAGACGATATCCGGAAGCTGATTGGCAACGTGCCTATCATGCGGTACCCAGACCTTGAAAAGTTCTCGACGCCAGATGAGATGTTCAAGGGGAATCGGGCGGTGGTGCTCCTCTTTCTCACCGAAAACAACGACACGGGCCACTGGCTTGCAGTCTTGAACCACCCCAACCAAATTGAGGTGTTTGACAGCTACGGGGTGAGTCCATAGTGTTTTTTGTGGTGGTTTTTTGAAGGGCAGGTCTTGCCGCTTCGAAGTGAAGTAAAGGTCACTTCGAAGCGCCTTGACTGGACTATTACTTCACTTCGAAGCGCCCTCTAACACAATCCTCTCACCCCCGAAGGTCGCCATTGATGGAAACCGCAGGTGGCTTAACAAGACTGAGCTTGACCGTTTTGACCAGGAGTCTCCACTCTTGACTAGAGTGCTTAACGGAGCGAACAAGCCCGTGATTCACAATACGTACAAGCTGCAAAAAGACGATGCGGATACGTGTGGTCGGTGGGTTTGTGCGAGGATCATGAACATGGAGATGCCCCTTCACAAGTTCGTGGACATGATGGTGAAGGCTCCTGGAACGCCGGACCAAGCTGTCACAAGATACATCTACCCTTTTTTGGGGAAGTAAAGATGTACCGTGGTATAAAACGAGATCTACTCGGGGGTGCAATCAGCGCGGGTGTACTGACGAAGGCGTCCGACGGAAGTGTGCACTACGACACGAATTTGGTGTGCGCCACGACATTCGACAATGGCGTCAACTCACTTGGCGCGCATGGTCGTTTCGCCAAGTTCTCTGAGACGCGCACGCAGACCATCGTTGGCAACACTGCCAACTTCTCAATCGCCTTGGTGAGGGCAACCATTACCACCAACGAGATCCCTCTCTTTATCGCAAGGCCGTCTGGCTACGTCGTAGAGAACGGCGTGCCTTTTGTGGAGTGCACTGCACAGCCGGGCATTGCATTAACCTGGACTGGGCCTGTCTACACAACGAACTCGGCAAGCGTTGGCCCCCAGACAAACGTGGACTGGCTTTATGCGGCCTACCCCAACCGAGGCTTCATCCCTTACTATACGTCGTGCACGGTTCCTGGGGCTACGCCCACGGTGCCTCAGATCAAGTATGGCGTGATTGACCTGTCGACTGTGGGCGTCTCGAGCGACACGCTTGCGACCGTGGTGGCGTCTCGCCTCACGACCCTTCTGACCGCGGCGGCGGGCTTTACGGTGACGGTCACGTCTCCGACTGCGGCCCCGTCTGCGTCCATGACTCAGCAGTACTCCATCGCGAATACAAGCACAACCACGTCGCTGTACCTGGACTTCTCGTTCCCTGTAAACTACGCACAGAACCGTTGGGTTTACGGGGCCACGAACCCTTCAAAGGCGGGCATCCTGCAGGCATGCAAGCTGCTTGGTTTCGTTCCTGGGCAGGTGTTTGTGGCGGCAGCGAACACAACGACCCTTACGCCTCGCGCCTACCAGCTGGGCTTCAGGTCTACTCTGGACCTCTTTTGCTACAAGACTGCGCGCTGGGTGCCGGAGGATGCGACGGTGCCAATGCCAGGCCCTGATCTGCTCCTGAACGAACAGAATTCCACCTACTTTGACTGCCACAGCTACCAGCATTTTCTGCAGCAGGTCATCAACCCAACGTTCCAGCGGTGCATTTACGATCCATATGACTTTAGTGGCAACCAGACAACGGTTCTGTCGGACCAGAGCCTTCAGCGCCAGGTCCAGATGTGTTGCTACGGAAACTGCGCTGCAGTCAATCCTTGGAACCAATCGACAAGCTACGTTGTAAACCAGTCTGTGGTTCAGGCGGGGATCGCGTATATCTGCATTGTTGATAATTCGGGGAATAGCCCGTCGTCTAGCCCGCAGTTCTGGCAGTCGTGTGGCGCTTCCATCAACTACTCTTATGTGGACGGTAAGGTTGGCTATCTGGTGGGCGATGTTGTGACGATCTCGAGCGGCACGGTCACGTTCTACGCCACGGCCACTGGAACGACAACGGGCGCGCCTCCTAAATCCGCGAGCAGCGCAAATGGCTGGACGTCTGCCACGGGCTTTTCGAACAACGGCGATCTGACCCAGATTCAGACACAGATCCCGGCCATTGGCACCCAGGCACCCCAAATCTACTTCAACCCTAACACGTCCCTGTTCACGCTGAACCTGGACAGCTACGGCTTCGGCGGCACGGCGTATGCGAATGCAGACGACGGAGGAGCTGGTGTAAACGACGACCCCCAGTTCCTAGCGACGCCTGTCCAGGAGGCGTATAACCAGGGACTAAACGATATCGCCCGCGACTCTTGGGGCGTTACGGGCACCAACACCCTGACGACGGTTCCCTACGTCGTGGCGCGGCACCCGGGCGTCTCCTTCGACGAGCGCTGTCTGGTCGAGGCCGACGACTACTTCCACCAGCTCTTTGGGAACTGGCCAGCTCTGCGTCTAAGCTACTTCGACCCAGTCACAGCTCTCACTACGTCGTATGTGCGCTACGTGCCTCAGGCCGCGAACGCCGGCCTCACGACCCAGGCTCCGCTGCCCTTGACGGCAACCACGCCTGGGTCAGTGGGTCTTTCTGCCACCTACCTGCCCTACGGTCGGCTTGGCGGCACTGTGCCGTACCTCTACCAGTTCCAGCAGGACTACCCATCCATCGGTCTGGCGTGGAACCCCGTGGACGCGATCCTCGTCGTGACTGCGAATGTTCCCGTCGACCCGGACCTGGCCACGCCCCCCTTCTACATCGACGATGCTGGAAACGTGACTCTGCAGTCTAACGGCAACATCCTGAAGCTTCTGGCTGAGATCAATGTGAAGCCTCTTAGCATTGAGCCGACTGGCCAGCAGCTGCGAAATGAGATTGTGTTTGACCCGGTGACTCCTGTGCACATGGACATGCAGTCTTCGCAGAACTTCCAGAAATTCGACTACCAGCTCTTCCTCCGCTTCAAGGACCAGACAGTCCGAGCCCTGACCCTCTCACAAGGCGGCAGTGCAAACCTGCGCTTCGTGTTCTCGCGGAAGTAGACGAAAACGTGTGCATTCGTCACAACACTTCCTTGAACACGTCGCTTGATAGTCACTAAGATGTCGAAGATCCTCAAGGTGGCGGTGACGGATGCGCGTCTCATGCAGGAGGAGCCGGCGTATGCCGTTCAGAAGGGCGCGCTTTCCGTGAGCGTTGCGCCGTTCCAGGCCATTTCGGCGTCGAGCTCCCAGATGACGTTCCAGGTTCTCGTGCCCTCTCTCAACGTGTTCATTGATCGCAAGATCGTTCTCTCCACGCCGCTCTCGTTCAATGCCAGTCTCTTCTACGGCGGCGCGCGCGGCAGGGGCAAGTCCGACGTTTACTATTGTACTGGCACTGCGGCTGCGAAGGATGCACTTTCAAGCTCGATTGTCACAACGGCTCTCTACTATCAGACTACCAGTATTGCCGGCTCTGCCGTCTTCCAGCTGATCAAAGATGCCTACGCTCTCGGTCAGCCTTTTCAGCTTGTCGGACCGGGCTTCGCACCCAACACAATCGTTTATTCTGCCACGACCAGTGCTACTCTCGGTGAAGTCACGCTCTTGTTCTCGCCTCCTCTGATTGCCTCTCAGATCGCAGGTGCAGAATTCCTCTTGCTGAATCCCAACACCTACGATGTGCCTGACGCTGCTGCGTCGGTTGGGTCTCTTGGCATGCTGACCATCGGATCCGACCAGGGCCAGGCGCTGGGCTCTGGCGGCCTTGGTGGTGGCATGACGGGCTGGTGCAGCGCAGTGAGCGGCAAGGACCTGGCGTGGACCCAGTTCCCTATCCAGTCGAGTCTTGTGAACATGACTGCAACGCTCAATGACTGCACGGTCACGACGAACGGCGACACGCTCCGCGAGCAGCTTATGCTCACGTCCAGTCAGGAGACTCTCAAGCAGCGCACGACGCCGACCAGCGCCGACACGTTTGCGTGGGGTCGCGACGACGCGCAGAACAACGCGGGCAATTTCTCGACGTATGCCGTTTCAAACAACTATGGCGACGTCCCCAACGGCGCCTGGCCCATCTCGTGGTCGTCTGTCAAGGCGTGCACCACCCAGCTGCTGGGCAACACTGCGACTTCACAGGCGACTGCGGGTAGTTCTGCGTCAAACGGTACGACCTGGCCGTTCCTCGCGGAAAACACTCTCGTAAACTTCATGCCTACGACGTCTGCCGCAGGAAACGCCGCGGGGGGTGGTATTGGTTTTTATATCGCCAAGGTGTCTACCCAGGTTCAGCTTTCGTCGGGCTACTCTGCTCAGAACGTCCTTGTGCCGTTCCTGAACTACCAGCCCGTCTGGACCACAAACTTCCCTGGCGGTGATCTGTATGGCGCGGCTCCGGCTGCAACCAGCTACACGGCTGGTGAGATGAATAAGTTCGCAGTGACGGGTAACATCCTGACTCTCAACGTGGACGTCCCTCCTATGTGCATGGTTGGCGCTCGGCTCTACGACGCAACGGTGGGAAACACTTCAATCGTTGCTCCGCCTCTGGCCTCCGCCAACACCAACGCTACTGGTGTGTTTGCAATCGTCGCCGGTCTGTATACGGCTGGAGCTACGAATTCTGGTGTTCTGGGAAAGGCTGGGTCGCAGTACATTCTCGTCTGGAGCTCAGTCACCGGTGCTCCTACCCTCACGACCCCCGGCACCTATGCCGCCGGTAACGGTGCCTATGGCCTTCAGGGTGGATGCCCTCTGTATTTCCCTCTGCCGGTGTTCGGTACCATTGCCTGCACTGAGCCCATGGTGATCTCTCCTCTCATTTGGGCGGACTCGGCTGAGTTTGCGACGGTCGGTCTTTATGGCATGACCAACATGCAGTTCGTGCTCAACTTTTCGACCCTCGGCACCGCGCGGGCGATTTCCAACCCTACAGTCCCGCTCACTGGCACGTCGGCCAAGGTCCAGTCGAGCCAGCCTTATTGGGTGGACGACCTCGCCCAGCCCAACCCGAACACCGGCAACATCCTGCGGTCTTCCAACATCCGCTCGGTGCTCTCTGACCTCACGTTTGCGAACACTGGAACGAACGGGCCGTGGGGTGGCGGCGCGAATGCGATTCTTACGACATCGGCGGCGGTGCCGACCATGCACGCGACGTTCCTGACGCCAGGTGTTGACGTGCAGCTTCCGGACGTGTCTACGGTTCCGTACAGCGAGTTCCCTCGTTACTTCTATTCGACGGGCCAGGCGATGACCACTGGCGACGTTACCATCACGTCTCAGACGATCTCCCTCACGTCTATCCCGGACATGCTCATGGTCTACGTCAAGCCGAAGACGCGTGGCCCTTCGCAGCTGGACCAGTATATCCCTGTGCGCGGTTGCTCGATCACCTTCGATAACTTCAGCAACCTTTGCAGCTCGTACCAGCAGCCCCACCTTTACGAGTGCGCAGTGGCGGCTGGTCTTGACATGGATTACCACCAGTGGCGCGGCTACACGCAGGCTCACTACCCGTCGAGTGTGCTCGGGTATGCGAGTGGCGGTACGAGCGGCGTGCAGGCCTACACCCAGCAGAGCCCGTTTACGCAGACGAGCGGCGGCCCCCTTCTGCTGCGCTTTGGCCAGGACATCACGCTGCAGCCTGGCCTGGCGCCGGGGTGCCTGGGCAACTACTCGCTCCAGGTGACGCTCACGCTTGATAACCGCAAGGGCTTCTTCACCTACACCACGGACCCTGTTATCACCATCATTGCCATCAATAGCGGCTTCTTCGAGACCATGCGCGGCCAGTCGGCGATCCGCAAGACCATTCTGCAGATGGCGGACGTGGCGGCGGCGACGACGGACAGCGGCATGTCCAAGACGCACCTGAACCGCATGATTGGCCGTGGCAACTACATGAAGGGTGGCTCCAACTTCCTCCAGCGGGGTCTGAGCATGTTCAAGCAGGGCGATGCCCTCAACAAGCGCTTTGGTCTCACGGACCTGGCGCGCACGTACGGTGGCACGACCGGCGCGCGCCTGGGCGATATGGCGGATATGGCGCTCAGTGCCGGCTCGCAGGCGCACGACTCGCTCTATGGCAACGGCAAGCGTCACCGCTCGTCGGGTCTGTAAATCACTTGA